CCCAAGAGGCCCTCTTGCGAGGTCCTACCCACCGCCATAAGCGGATTTCTGAGGGTTTACCCTCCGGAACCCTCGGCCATCTTCTCTATCTCGTGTAGAAATAGAGCTGACAACTGAGGTACCGCTGTGTTTCGCACTCTCTTAATTCTAAGCTTTGAAGGCCTAGATTTCGAGACTCTCGAGGTTTCGACACCATCGAAGAGGTTCATGCGATCCCATGTGGCGTTAAGCCAGTGGTAATAGGAACCGGTACCACCATACCCACGCTCGATCTTTTCCGAGATACGAGAATGGGGTGTGTCATAAGACACAAGTTGGTACTTAAATTCCATATCACTACCACCCCAAAGAACAGACGGGACAAAGCCTTTAAGCCAGAGCCAAATTTCTTCAACTTCTGGATCAAGGCACCCAAGCCCCTTTACTTCAGCCCACTTACGTAGCTTGTTAGCTATGTCTATGAGATGAGGCAAGGTGGTTATGGGCTCCCGAATGTAGAAAGGAGTTACGTCAAGTCCGTCGTGATAATGACCTCCGCAAGACTCACGAAAAGGGCCATCAATACACGACTTGTCCAAATTAATGGAAAAGCCGAAATACTGAAGCACAAATATGAGGTGATGCGTCATGCCTTTCGGGCATATAAGATCATCGCCGTATACGGACAGACGTCCACGTGTTCCCGTAAAATAAGCAACAGCTTTTGCCAATGTAAAGAAGAGAAGACTCTCCAGTTCAAAGGTGAAGCCGTTTCCCATTGATGAGAACATTTCGTTCCGATGTTCCTCACCGTCAATAACGGTGACTTGACTCCTCACGGCGTCAAGGTGGGTGTACCATGTCTCGGGAAGGAAAAGGGCGACAAGACCCTCCGATACTGAATCACTCGCACTAGAAAGATCTAGTGTAGAGAGCTCATCAGTTATCGAACCTTCGCGAGCCAACGACCGGTTTATGGCCTGGTCATTGAGGTTTATACCATGGCGGCGTAGACACTTACGGAAATAAGAGCCTATACCCTTCTGGATGAACATATTCAGATCGGGCTCCTTGCAAGCAACACGATCTATATCGGTTTTCTTGGGAACGGTAAACAGCACGTTGCCGACCACGATCTCCGTTTGAAAATCGTGACCTTCACCTAGCCACCCAGGCATTTCATCGACGAGAGTCGACCATATGCTTGAGCAGGTTTGAGTGATGTGTGCTTTGCCGAGGTACTTAGAGCTTGGTGAGCTCTTAGTACGTGGACGACTCGTTGATGCACCGCCAGAGAAGGACCCGAGGAGGGCCTCAACTGGAAGTGTATCCCCGATGATGCTGCGTATAAAGTCGCGACACCAACCGACGAAACTATCGAACGCCACACGGGGGAGAATGTTATATTCCCCGTGAGTTGTTAAAAGGCGATCGTTAGTTGCGGCGTTCTCCATCTCTGTACAAAGCCACTTGAAAATGGCTCTGGTCCTACGAGTGATCGCAGGGTCAGTATCAGGAGACACGAACTTGGACATGAACTCAGTCTTTAGATAATCCGTCTTCACGGATGATCGGAGACTGCGAACTTTCTGTTCGAGTTGGAGAGTCAAGTCGTTCGGCAGTGCCATTGCGCTTATCTGCGCTAGTGGACGCTTCGATCTCATGTGGGTTTCCTACTATGAGAGTCCGATCAGCGGGATTGCTTGACCGGAAGAAGAAAGCAAGGAGAATAACTACAAATGCAACAATAGCCGTTAAGGCAATTATCGTATTGTTGCTATTACCCTGCCTGTTGTGACCGTTTGGATCGCCCATGGGCTTTCCTCCGCTGGTGATTAGCCAGCAAACGGCGGGCTGAGATCCTCGATGGCAGCACCAATATCAGTATCTGCAAGCAGATTCTTGAAGAAGGCGCGAACATCTTGGCGTTCAGCCGTATTGGAAGTCGAATCGAACGTGATGTCTGCATTAACGTATGCAGTACGCACCACGGACGGTTTCGAAATCCCGTTCACAACGCTGTCCTGGACAACGGGGATCGCCATTTTCATGGTGATCTTCCGTTTCCCGGTCGAGGTGGACTTCACCGAGTAGGAGATAGTCCGGTCCCCGATGGGTACGCCGGAAGTCTCGACGTAGGTAGCGACCCCAGCCGTCAGCCCCTCAGGGTTGAACGTGTGGTCGGTTCCGCCATGGTCCTTGAGGACCAGGTGTGTCATAACGGTCATATAGGCCTTTCTTGACATGCTGCGATTTAAAAGCAGCAGATCCGCTAGCCGCACACGGGATTGTGGGCGACATGTCCGCTAGAGTAGACGTAAGGAAGGATTTCCTTATGCCAGTCAGGTAAGTTGTCTCACAAGCGCTACGGCGTTGAGAGCTCTTACCGTGGAATAGGGCCGTGCATTCGCATAGAATTGTGGGACAGGAAACCCCACATAAGCTATACGAGTGAACGAAAACCCGATCTGACGATAATGACCGGGTTCGGAGAAACCATACCCATAACCAGTGTAGTCGACGTTATGGAAGACGTCGAGCTCATTGGTTTGGTGTACGGTAGTCCAACCACCTTCCGATTCGAGGCCCACGGAGGCCGTCATCGCTTGCAGTGTTTGCCCAACTGGAATGAACCAGTCAAACACAAAGCTCCAAGGGAGGAGCTCCCACGCAATATCGATGGGGTTCGTGAGTCCGGCTTCGTTCAAAGCATGAAGATACCGATTGGTGACTTTAGCGATAAGGACAGTTCTAGCAGTAGAACTAACCTTACCTTTCCAGTTATACCGATCGGAAGATCCGGAATATGAGTAGTCACTCATACCCTTACCATGGCCCTTAATGAGCTGTGGCTTCTGCATGAACTCATCATAGGTTTTGTAAAGCTCGTAGAGGTCCTGCATAAGGGGTTTAACCCCATAAATGAAGGCCAACCACAAGCCAGCAATACCATGAGACGCCGAAGCAGTTTGATGTTTTCCCGTAAGGCCGACTAAAGCCTTATAAGCTTGCTTGAAATTTCCTCGCCGCAAAGCGAGAAAGGTTTGGGCAAACTTACTAGCGAGAACAGCAAACTCGTCGATAGTCTTACGCGTCTGCCCTAAATCAGCACCTGCACCGGCATCACTGCCGTTCAGACTGTTAAGAGCAGACGTTACAGACTTGTCTACCATATTATCATACCCAGGATCTGGATCAAAGGCTGTGCCAATGACCATATCCTTGGATATATAATAGTCACCAGTGAGATCGATTACTACCTCAGCAGGTGAGCCAACGGTGACGAAACGCCGCCATTGTGCTGGTATGTCGATGGGAACTTTTATGACAGACCTAGAATAATCGGTTGGTCTGTGATGATTCGATGGAGTAGGCGACGGTTTCCTTGATTCCTCAACATAGGCATCAAAGAAGTTAATCGATTCGTCCACAAAATCATTGTCATAGTACTTACCACGTTGGCGTTCCTCACGAAACTCACGTTTCGTGTGAACTCCAACTTCCTGGGTAAATGCTTGTAATCCCATCTTCGACTTCCTCTTTGACTAAGCTAGGCTCAGTCACAGCAAGGTCACAGAGGAGTCAACTCAGTACCATACACTTGATGATCTATTCGATCCCAAATGTAAAGGTGAGATTCCTCATCTTTAGAACCATGGATTGGAGCAGCAAACCCCAAACGCTTCAGGTTCCAGGCACGAAGATGTTCAAGCCTTTCGGCATAAACAATTCTTAGTTCTTGATAACCTTGTTCGTTTGACATAAGTTGCTCCATTCGTCCGGCTATGCCGAGCTGTTGTTGTTGACGAAAGTCGGCAACAACAGACCCGACCCCCTAATGGAGATACCGGATGCCTGGTATAACCGCGCAATGCGAGCTAGCCAGAGCGTAGGCACTCTTATAAGGGAGGGAAAATCCCCCTCGATGCTCCCAGTTGCGTCACCACCTTCGGAAATTGGT